AGGACTGTAAGTCTTCTCGGCGAGTGCATCATTCTCGGTGCCTTTCATCAGGTTCTTCTTGGTCGAGTTGATCGAGTTCACGAAGTCGAACGGTTTCATCTTTGCGGCCTTTCATTATCACGTCTGCAGACTTGTCAAAGAAGTCTGCACATTTTTCACAGATCTCGAGAGATACTGTCCCGTCTGCAGTTTCGAGACGAAGTTCATGGAACACCGCTTTCTTCGAATACTTATCCATGCAGATGGGGCATTTCTTTTTCCAGATCACAGAAACTCGCAGTCAGCCATAATTTCAGTCAAACATGCCATCAGATTGATCTCTGGATCGGCAGCAAATGCATTCTGATACTGATACTTTGCAAGATGGAGTACGAGTTGAGGCATACTGCCTTTGCCGATATAATCCTCGGCCTTATCGAAGAAGGCGCGGAAGAACTCTGTCGGTTCGATGTCAGACTCTCCAAGCCACTTCCGAACGGCTGTGAAGTTCTTGTCCTTCATATAACCGATCAGCTTGGCAAGTGCATTATCAGAGAAGTTGCGTAGGATACCAGTGTCGATTTTACCAGTCGCGCTGTAGCGTTGCAACTCATTGATCACTCGGCGCCAATCAGGAAAGTGAGACTTGATCACTTCAGCCACAACTGGCTTCTCGTATTCTACACCTTCAGTATCAAGAATGCCGCATACTCGTTGCATGAATTGTTTTGCAAGAGATGGGAGTTCTGACTTCGGGATCTTGAACTTGATCACAGAACAACGAGAATGAAGAGGCTCGATGATACGATCAACAAAGTTACAAGTCAGAATGAATCCGCAGTTGGCACTAAACTCTTCCATAAAGTTACGTAAAGCTGGTTGAGTCGACTGAGGATTGAGATAGTCGGCTTCGTCGAGGATTACCATCTTTCTGCCACCCATCAGAGAGACAGAGCTGGCAAACTGCGAGATGTCGTTACGCAGCATGTCGATGTTGCCGTTCATCGAACCGTTGATAACGATGTAGTCACACTGTAGTTCTTCGCACATGGCTTTGGCCACAGTCGTCTTACCAACGCCTGCGGTACCAGAGAGAATGAGATTAGGAATGTTCTTCTGATCAACAAACTGTTGAAATGTCTTCTTGAGTTCGTCAGTCAGAATAGTGCCGGACACGGTTTTCGGGCGATAGCGTTCTACCCACAAAAAATCTTCAAGCATAATATAATCTCCGTCACAAAAAGTGGGCGATGCCGAAACACCGCCCATTCAAATCAAGCCTCGAAAGCAGAGTTGGATTCAACGGCAATCCAATACTCTACACTCGCACCCTTCCAGTGGCTGAGACCTTTCGAAGAGATCGATACGTCATAAGAACCTGGAATCAACTTCATACAATCCGAACGGAATACCATGCGGAAGCGAGACTCCGTTTCACCAACTTCGATGCTAAACGAATCGTTGCTAGTGCCACGAGTATCAACTGCTTGAAGCAAAATCTTGCCATTCTTCCCAACGATAGCAATCTCGGGCAACTGAGAAACTGCCAAGGCCTTCATCACTCGATTGAGTGCTTCTTCTGAAATCAAGCAGTTGACTTCAGGATTCGGCAACTCAATCTCACGATCAGGCGGAACGATGATCAGCGAAGGATCAGTGACAGCATACTGAAACCGATTGTTGCCTTCGATGAGTTCTACGTATGAGTCCTTGATTTCAATCTCAGGATCATTAAACAAGGAGAGAGTGCCGATAAACCTTGAGAGGTCATATACGGCAAAACCCTTCTCGAAGTCTTGCTTAATCGTTGCTTTTGCAAGAACAGACTTTGTACTCGAAATAGTACGAATCACATTTCCAGGCTTGAACATGATGTTCTTATTAATAGCCGAGAAGTTCTTGAGTACCTGCAACGTATCATTATCTAATTTCATAATAAACTCTCCATGTGTTCGGAATATTCAATATACCAACGATTGTATTAATTGTACACTCTTATTTTTTGTTCTTTCCAATGGCACCGGGATCTGCAGTTGCTGCTGCACCGATGCGCGCGATATCTGGCAGAGAACCGCCGAAGACATAAGAACCAACGTGCTTCAGTTCCATCCACGGGCAAAGCCATACTTTCATTCCAGCATTTCGAACCCACTGACAGAACATGTAATCTTCTGAGAGATAACGCTTCGAGTAATCCTTCAGCAGGCCATTGTTCGGATCTTTCACAAAGTCTACGATCTCTTTGGCTTTTGCCTTCGGATTCTTTTTGAGGAATTCTTCGAGTTCTGCGTTCATGTTCGTACGCTTATGGTCGATCGGAGTATCGAAGAATGCCATGATCTCACGGCTGCCATCAAAGTGTTCAGTACGAACGTGATCTGGCTTGTAAAACTGCTGAGGATAAGCCTTTTCAAACTTTTCAAAAGTATTACGGCGAATCATCATAAAACCAGTACCAGCTTCGAGCACTTCGACTGGCTGACCGAGCGGAATCTCGCGAGTCTCACCAGTCGGATTAAAGACGTAGTCACCAACAAACTTTTCGAGATCGTTTGGATTCTCGTCAGCCATGCCCTTATCTACCGCAAGCTTGATCTTTTCCCAGCTGATGCACTTCTTCGGATATGGACCAGCGATGATGTCGTAGTTGTCTTGCGTATGATCTGGATTCTGCAAAGCGAGTAGTGCGACTACGTCGTTAGGATTGAATCCAATGTCCGAGTCAATGAACATCAAGTGAGTATCACCTGAACGCATGAACTCATCAGCGCAGTAGTTACGTGCTCGAGTAATCAGAGACTCGTTGAAGAGGAAGTAGAATCTGACTTGGATTCCGTAGTGTGTGCAGAGTGCCGAGAGATCTGCGATTGAGCGTGTAAACATACCTGCGCATTGGCCACCATACATTGGTGCGGCGATAAAGAGCTTGCGCTTACGTAGCTCTTCCATTGGAACATTAATTTCAATACCCATAATTAATCCTTATTTTCAGTATCATGAACGTGGAGTTGCATAATTGCGTAGTGGATAACCTTCAAAAGGTCCTTTCGCCATTCGGCGGGATCACCCTTACGACCGTATCGTTGAGTGTATTTCATCATATTCCCGATATTAAAACCAGTCCCGTGACCAGCATCGATGATGAATTCTGTTGCTTGATATTTATTTCGGGAATAGTGCTGCTCGTAAGTAGCATCGATGTAAGACTGAATCTCCTTCAAAGATTCGCCTTCATTGTATTTATACTCGATTTTTGCCATTATATAAAAAAGTCCTCAAGAGTTGCGAGTTTTGTTTCAGGTAATCCAGACCATTTCCTTCCTTGCCAATGTGGATATGAATTTCGAGAGAGGTGCACAGATTTTGGTTTCTCCATACATTCAAAGTCAAGTTCACCTCTCTCGTTGAGAAGTGGATCAACCCACTCGATAAAGTTGACACTGCCTTGTGCACATAACTTTTTCATTTCATCTTTAAAAACAAGACGACATTTGTTTCTTTGTTCCCATGATCCGTAGAATGGTGAGCCTTTATAGTAACCGGTCTTTGGAAGTATTCGCGATTCATGCTCGATCGGAAGTAATTCATATGCATAAACTTTGGCAAGATCGAGTTGATACAATTGCTCGTAGTATTTCTTTGCAAGATCGCGCGTCGCTTGTTCAGGATTAGGTCGACGGCAGAGGTGATGACGAACGTCGATGTTACCAAAGTAGAATTCAGCAATCTCATGATGGGGTTCGATAAAAGTTTGTAGGCCTTCTTTGATCGCACCGTGAAGAGTCTTGAAAGGAACAGAATTAACGAACCAACCTGGACGATACATGCAAATGGCGTGACTATCACCAGCCACTGCTCGGTTCGTAGTTTCAATTTCACGAACCGTGATGGCAGTATCTTCAAGTTTCTTTAGATTTTTCCAATCAACGAGATGCCAATCAGGATGGATATCACCATCAAGTCGAGGCTTTAACATCTCGCTGTACTTTGGATGATCGATCCATAACGAGTAGACAGGAGCCTTTAGCTTTGAGTATCGAATTAGCTTATCGATATTGCCATAATTTTTCATGCCGCCGAAAAGGTTCAGAGAGCCAAACCAATCGTTGCCATGATAAGTATAGACTTGATCGAACGATCCAGGATCTGGATGAATATCACCCGTGCGATCGAGATGGACATTACCAAACTCGACGCTCAATTGCTCGGCATAGATGGCAGCCTGTGCTGCTCTGTGCGAGTGAATATTGGAAGAGACTGGAGTGAATGGGGATGTAACTAAGATGTTCATATTATCCCTTATACATCAAGCGTGGCAAATTGTACATCATTTTTTGACCAATCGCGGTAACTATCTACACGTTCATATATTGTGGGATCGTTCAACTCTGGTTCTTTACCAACATTCCAGAATAAGATGTTCTTACCAGTATTCTTCGGAATATACTTCCACACCTTACCATCATATGTATCGATCGATGGAAATGGTGGAAGATTTTCTGGCTTCTCACTTTGCTGAAATGGCATCGGCTCAGAGATGACATCAGCACGACCAAGTTCTCCAGCTTTCAGATTACGAGACACTGCCACTGAATGGAACTTGGCATTTGGCCACGCGATCTGCATTGCTCGTGAAAGTACACCTGTCGAGATGGCAACATACACTTCATCAGGTGCTTCGATCTTCGATGCAGTCTCACAATACCAGCAGTGACGAGTTCATGTTTTAAACCAAGAGGAACGAAGAAAGCATCTTCTTGAGAATCTGCCCAATCTTTTGCAATCTTGTTCAGATTTGGCATCGCAGCGATACGATGAAACT